ACTATCAGGATCATGGTGCGACGATTGATCACATAGTTCCGTTAGCGAAGGGTGGCTGGCACACTTGGAACAACGTACAACTAATGTGCCACAGGTGCAACAGCGTAAAGTCAAGCAAGGTTGCTTCCGGCACTCAGTTGCTGCTGCCAATGTTGGATTGATACAGATGTTAAGATGGGCGACTGGGGGTATCATTTATCTGGCAGGGCTGTCCCTGTCGATAGCCTGTGCCTACGAGAGTGAGTGTCCGCAAAATCGAGGAAAAGTAAGATGGGTAGAAGAGCAATTGCCCATGAGGTGAAAGAAGCAACAGGGGCGTTTCGAAAAGACCCGCAACGCCGGAATGCAGCATCGCCAAAAGCTGATGGAGCATCGCCAACAGTTCCGAAGGGACTTTGCCGAGTCGCGAAAGCCAAATGGAAAGAACTGATCGGCGACCTGAAAAGAAACGGCGTGCTGTCGACAGACACTCGGGAGATGCTGGTTTCTTATTGCACCATCTATGCAAAGTGGATGGAGGCCAGAAAAAAAGTCGAGGAGACCGGACTGGCCATCGAGTCGGTCGACAAGATAGGGCAACTTGTGATTTCGAAGAATCCGTATGTGGCTGAGATGCACAAGTTCCGGGATCAGCTCAACAAGCTGCTTCCAGAATTTGGGCTGACTCCAGCCAGTCGGCAAAAACTGAAAAGCATGAACCTAGACGAAAAGAAGGAAGATCCGTTCGCCAAGATTATGGAACGAATGGGACGCGGATGACTGCACGCAAATCACCAGAATACATCGTTCAAAAGTACGTTGAGGACGTGCTTAGCGATCGAATTCTGACTTGCGTTTCCGTGAAGGCGGCCGTCAAGCGGTTTGTTCACGACATTGCAAAACAGGGCACTGATGAGTTCCCATTCGTTTTGTCTGACAATGTTGCGTCTGCCTGCTGTGATTTCTTCCCTGATGTCCTGCGTCACTCAATCGGCAAGGCGGCCGGAAATCCATTTGAGCTGGAGCCGTGGCAAATCTTTGGCATCTACAATATTTTCGGCTGGCGACGCCTGGAAGACAACTCGCGGCGGTTTCGCAGGTTCTTCTGGTCGATGGCTCGAAAAAATGGCAAGTCGTGCATGGGATCTGGGTTTGCTCTGCTGGGTGCGATGGCAGACGTGAACCCGATCACGAGGAAGCCTGAATCAGTCGCAGAAGTGTTGCTTTGCGCAACGAAAATCGATCAGGTGCGGAAGGTCATGTACGCCGAGATTGAGCGAATGCGGCTGCAGTCGGAGCATGTCAAAGCCCTGTCGACAGCAATCAACAAGCAGATCACCTTTGCCCACAACGGCGGATCAATTCGGTGCATCGGAAGCGATAAGCCGTTCAGCGGTCTGAACCCTCACATGATCCTGATGGATGAGAAGCACGAATGGCGGGAGCATCACCGAAAATTCTATGACACCATGATGACGGGATCGGGCAACAGAGTTCAGCCGCTGATCGGTGACTTCACGACCGCAGGAGATGACACGTCGCAGCTTTGGCAGGAAGATTACAATTACGCAACGGGCGTGGCGCGTGGCGACTTTGAAGATGAAACATACTTTTCCTACGTCTTCGAACTGGATGAAAACGATGATCCGTTGGATGAATCCCTATGGATCAAAGCAAATCCAAATCTGGGCGTTTCGATACCGTTTCAATATCTCCGCGAAGAAGCGGCACAGGCGAAAACATCGCCAGTCGCCCTGAATCGGTTTACTCGGTTCCACTGCAATCGCAAGGTGTCATCCTTTGATCGATTCATTCTGCCTGATGAATGGGATACCAACGCCGATGAGTTGTCAGACTGGTCGAACGCAGATGCAATCACAGCAGGCATTGACCTTGGCGGACGAGACGACCTTGCCTCAATTGGTATCGTCGCACGGTTCCCGATGGATGAAGACGACAACGGAAAAACGATCTGGCGATATGAAGCGTTTTCGCGGTCATTTATCGTTGAGGATACTCACAGAGACCTGAAGAAGCAGCCGTTTGCCGGATGGGTCGCAGATCGCAAACTGAAGGTCTGTCGATATGTGGTGTCGGCTTTGCGGGATGAGTTGCTACAGCTCGCGGACGACCTCGGAATCAGGGCTGTCGCCTACGACCCATACAACGCAGCTCAGTTGGGCGATGAAATGTCACAAGCTGGGCTTGAGGTTCTGAAGATGCCCCAAAACCATTTTCATTTTAACGAGCCGATGGAAGAGATGGCGGCTGCAATTCGTGAGCATCGATTCAGGCCAGACAAATCTGATTGCATTCTTCGCTGGTGTGCGTTGAACATGATGACGACGACCAACGCACAAGGTAAAATGATGCCCGATAAGAGGAACAGCAGTGAAAAAATTGATGCGGCGGTTGCTGTGCTAATGGGGCTGAGATTAGCAATGCTGGCTCCTTCACGTCCTTCTGGTTCATTATTCATCCATTGAAAGCCCCAAATATGGACCTGTTTCGACGGTTTATCACCAGAATTGGCACGGGTTTGAGTGCTTTCTTCGGCACTACGCCTGAATTTGGATCATCTAAGATCACTCCGCGCCGAGCACTTGAATATGCACCAGTCTGGTACGCGGTGAACAAGATCGCGGGCCACTTTTCGCAGTTGCCGATCAATTGCCATCGCAGGCTGGAGCGTGGCAGCACGATTGAGCGAAATCACCCAGGGCACAAACTGGTTCACACGCGCCCGAACGAATACCAGACGGCTCCTGAGTGGAAAATGTTTGCCGCACCGAGTTTGCTGCTCTATGGCAATTGGCGGTGCCTGATTGTGCGTGAAGGATCGCGGCCGGTCGGATTGTATCCGCTGCTTCCTGATCGATCCGGAAGTGAATGGTACGAAGGCAAGCGATACCACGGCACTGTTCTTTGTAAGCACGAGCCATTGGCGAAGATGTTGGGCGTCAAGGAAGACAGCCAGACAGTTTGGTTTCCAGATGAGGACGTGTTTTTCGTGCATGGCCTCGGCATGGACGGATTGATGGGGCTTAACGCGTCCGCGGTCATGGCCAACAGCCTGGACGCGGGATTGTCGGCTGAAGATCAGGTCCGCAATCTGGCCAAGAAAGGTTTCAGCGGTTCGCTGATTCTCGAATCACCAAATGGCATGTTCCGCAATGAGGAAGAAGCCAAAAAATTCTTGACCATGTTCCGTGAAGCCCATGACGGCTCGGAGAACACCGGAAAAACCGCGATGCTTCGCGAAGGCATCAAGGCCAATATGGTTTCGATGTCCGGCAAAGATAGCCAGTGGATCGAGCAGCGGCTTTTCCAGCGTCAGGAGGCGGCCATGTGGTTCTGTCTGGAGGAGATTATCGGGGATGACTCCAGCGTGAGCTACAACAGCCTTGCAGAAAAGCATCTGGCCTACTTGACCAACTGCCTTAACCGATGGCTGGTGCATATTGAGGCGGCTTGCAATCGAGCTTTGCTCACAGAACGCCAGTTGACCAGCGAGACGCACTATTTCAAGTTCAACACGAACGCTCTAATGCGAATGGACCCGTTGAAGCAGGCGGAGTACCTGACCAAGCTGATCGCGGCCACGGTGATGTCGCCAAATGAGGCTCGTGAAAAGCTGGAAATGAATCCCTACGATGGCGGGGATGAATACAAAAATCCAGCGATCACCGTGACTGAGCCGCAGGAGGAACCGGAAGACATCGTTGAAGATCCGGAGCCGGAGGACGATCCGGAAACGGAAGCACTGCGGAGGATGGCCGTAATATCACGTTTGCGGCCATTGCTGGCGATTGAGCAGCAACGAGTGGCAGCCGCAATGAAAACCAAGCAGCCGATTGCGTCGATTGAGCGGTTTTACGGCAAGTGGCAGCACACGCTGGGCGATGTGTGCGAGCAGCTCGGAGGAACGCCATACGCGGCCGCAGAGCATTGCAAGATTTCACAAGATGCTCTGATCGAAGTCATGACAAAGACGAGCGCAAAGGCGTTACCTGATGCCGTTGGTGAGCTGACTGCATCGTGGGGCGAAAGAGCGGAGGAGCTGGCAGATTATATTCTTGGGGTGCCAGTATGAATGAAGGATTCATTGCCGACAGATCAGAATTTGAATGGCTCGGCAGTCGTGCAGGCGGCTGGCAGTTTGGTGAGCAGGGAATTCTAGTAGCACTTGCCAACACTGTCGGAAAAGCGGACCAGTGCGTTGAGATTGGTGCAGGTGATGGCGAATCGCTGCCGCTGACAATCGACCCGTTCTATCAGTACGGGCTGGAATGCGTGCTGTTTGAAAAAGAAACCGAGTCGCTTGAAAAGCTGCAGGCGAAATACCCGAAAGCCAAACTTCGTGGTGAGTTTTGCTTGAATACGACCGTGGGCATTGCGAACGCTCCGCT